TGACGAAGCACTAGAGTGGATTGAAAAAGACTTTACTTTAGACGGTCAAAGCTTGTTTAACTTTCTTGATAACGTTATTTGGGAAGAACTTCAAACTTCAAGAGCTTGGATTTTTGTTGACTACCCTGACGTTTCAGATGTTGAACTAGAAGCTATGTCTGATGTAGAAAAAGAAAAGATTAAGCCTTACCCTACTATTGCTACAGCTGAGAGTGTAATTAACTACCAAGTAAAAACTCACCCAGTTACTAAAGCAAAAACTCTGTCTAGGTTTGTTACTAGGTACCTTACAGAAACTTACGAGGAAGATAACCCTTGGCACCCAACTTACGTTGACACGGTTGCAGACCACTACTTAGATGAAGCTGGTCTTTTTGTTATTGATTTATACAAGCTAAACTCTGTTGCTAGTGAGGTTGAAGTTAACAACGGTACAGTTACTAAAGACTACAAAGATAAGTCTTCTTTAGCCTTTGAAAAGTACGCTACAATCCTACCTCAAATGTTTGGTAAACGTATTTCTAAAATTCCTGCGTGGCCGCTAAACGGTCAAGTTGAACCTATTGAACCTATACTTATGCCTCTTATTGACAGAGAAGTTTCTCTTTACAACAAAGTGTCTCGTAGAAACCACTTACTCTACGGAGCAGCAACTTACACTCCTATTGTTAAGTCAAGTATGACGGATGACGAGTTTAACACGTTAGTTAGCGCTGGTTTAGGTTCTTGGTTAAGAGTTCGTGAAGGTGAAGACATTACTGTGTTAGAAACTCCTACTGCTGCTTTAACAGACATGGATAGAGCAATTACTTCTACAGTAGACGAAATGGCCAAAATGGGTATTCGTATGCTTTCTCCTGAGCAAGACTCTTCTGGGGTAGCATTAGAAATTAGAAACGCTTCACAAACAGCTATGCTAGGTACTCTTAACGCTAAAATCTCAGGTACTATGAGTGAAGTTATTGCCTTTATGCTTAACTGGAAGTATGATAAGGACTACACAGGAAACGACGTAGACTTTGAACTTAGTTCAGACTTCTCTCCTATGGTTGGTGGTGACGCTGCTATGCAACTTATTACTAACTGGTATCAGAGTGGGATTATCTCTCGTGACACCTTTGTTAGGATTGCTAAGTACAACGACTACTTACCTGCTAACTACAACGATGAAGAAGCTGTCATAGCAATTCAAACAGACCCTCTCATTAATAACTTTAATGATGACGGAGTTACTGTTGGAGAGTAATATCCGGGTGCTACTAGTGTAGACCTGAGCTTTGGAAGCTTGGAGGAAAGGTGCAATTCCTTTTTCCCTGACCAACTACAACTGCCGCGCGGTGTTGAAACAGTATCATTTGAGGTTCATTCCCTCAAGTTGTCGGTGCAATTCCGGCCTGCGCAACCAACCCTCTCTTACTACTCACTGGAGTACTAGATGATAACTACTGCAAACCAAAACATTTTCGATCGTATTATCCAGCACTCTGCTGACGTTAGACTCTACGAAGAAGGCGTTCAAGTTAACAACAGACGTATTATTCGTAGACACCGCTCTCGGCTTAGAGACTTACTTAAAAAAGACATTAAACATGATGTTTCTAGAGAAGTCAGTAGGTTTACTACAGAGTTAGGTTCTAACATTTTTAGGTCTTTACGTGACCTTTCTACTTCCGAGTTAGACTTTTTTACAGATAACCTTTATAAAGAGGTAAAGACTTTTTATGATGCTAGGCGTCCTCGTATTAGAGAACTCTTAACAGAAATTGAAGGGCCAAGTATTAAAGGTTCAAGGTCTGTTCCTGCTAACATTAAAAACATTGGTACAGCAGAGCTTATTCGTATTCAGTCTAGAGTACGTTCAGGCTTAGCTTTAGGCCAGTCTAGTGATGTTATTGTAAGAAAAGTACTTGAGACTACAAAAATAACTCAGCACCAAGCAGAGTCTTTAACAAGAACTTCTATTACTAGCACTCAAACAGCAGCTATGAACCGGGTTATTGAGGAAAATAACGTAGTACTCTCTGGTTACATGTTTACTGCAATTTTAGATGCTAGAACAAGTCCTACCTGCCAGTATCACAACGGTAAGATTTATGCTGTTGATGACTACACTTGGAGACCTCCACTGCACTGGCGTTGTCGCTCTACTATGGTTCCAATACTAAAGAGCCAAACAGAGCTAGCGGCTACAAACTCTAGTAGGCTAAACCAAGCTATGCTAGCTAAAGCAAGTCTTGTTGCCTTTAACGGAGCGCCTCCTGCTAGAGAAAGCTTTTCTCAGTGGTTAAAAAGACAACCTATGAACATTCAAACTACGGTTTTGGGTTCAGAAGATAAAGCTAGCTTGTTTAGACAAAACTTACTTAAAGTAGAAGAGTTTGTAACTCCCTTAGGAAAAGTCTTTTCAATTGAGGCTTTGCGTAGGAAAGCAGCACAAATTACTTCCTTGTACCGACCTAGACAAACAGTAGGTGACGTTGTTGCGTTTAACATTAACGTTGCTAAGCCTTCTACCTTACTTAGCTCTAGTGAAGCAAAGCGTGAACTTCGTTCTTTATTTATTAACGATGCTGGCGACTTTAACAGTACGTTAGCTCTTACAGACTTTAAAGGAACTTCCTTAGTTGGTAAGCAAGCTACTCGAAGAAGAACTGCTAACGAGTTTGATGAACGCAACTTTATTACTGACTCTTTCACAGGAGAAGTTAAGAGTAACCTCAGGTACGACCCAGACTTTACTTTGTACCAAGAACGTATTGACTTTATGCGTAACTCAAAAGACTTAACCAAAGATCAAAAAGATTTTATTGAGTCCTTTGCTACAAGCTTAGATGACAGTGTTTCTGTTAACCAACAAACTGTGGCTATTGAAAACCTAAGAGTAGTGTTTCAGCGTTACAACAACGACAAACTCCCTTGGGAAAACTTTGCTTCTGTTATTCGCTCTGAAAACAGGTTTGCTGTTCAAAACGTTTCACGACTTCTTGACACACGTTCTAGACAACGTAGTGACCTGTTCGGTGGGTTTAACAACGACGACTCACCTAAGGTCCAAATTTTAGGGAAGTACTACAGTGTACAAGACCTACAAGACGACTTTTTAAAAGACACACAGTACGCCGCTCGTTGGAGAGACACTGTTGGTTCTAAGTTAGCAACACAAGTTTACTTTAGAGGTAGGTCACCTGTTAGCGCTTACACACAGCGGATTATCAGAGCTTACCCTACACGAAAAGCTTTTGTTAAAAACTTAAGAAACAGGTTTCCTTTGTTTAGTAAAGCTTATGACTTGCTAACCTCTGAAAAAGACGTTACAGACAGCTGGATTACAAGGCAAGTTCGCTCTATAAGCGAAACTCAAAGACGTGTACTAGACTATGAGTGGAAAAACTTTATTATTAGCAAACCTACAGTAGACTTACTTGACACTAAAGTTAAAAAGACCTTAGTTGATGCTATGGAGCTAATTGCTTCTGGTAACTCTACTGACTACGACGCTCTCGCTATTAACATAGGTAAGTTACTGCACAAGGAACTCGGCAACTTAAACCCTCTAGCTAACAACACACTGCAAGACTTCCACAAGCAAGGTAGTGAAATACTAACTTACTTTAAAGACCAAGGTTTAATTAAGCTTGGGTTTAGAGGAAAGGTTAGACGGGGTGTTTGGGACGTAGATACAGGAAGAACCTCAACAGGTTGGGGTGAAACCTTATCAAGAGAAGTTGTTATTGTTAATAAAGACTTAATAGCACTTCAAGAGGCTAACGCTAGAACAGTCATTTCTAGACGGTTTGGTAGCACACTAGAAAGAGACAGACTCTTTGTAAGAGCAGGTAAGAAAACCTTTTTTGATGCCCGTGGCAACAACACAGGAATTCCTATTATTTCTTCTAACAAGTTTGCTAACTACGACGCTAACCAAGTTGATAGAGAAATTGCAAGTATGATGAACCATGTTATGAACGTGGAGTACTCTGTAGACAACGACTTTGTTAGTTTTATGGATAACCTTGCTAGGTTCAGAGACCCTCGTGGTCGTACTGAGTACTATGACTCTCTAAACGAGTTTCGACACGAAATTATTAGACGAGGCGAAGCAGGCTACGGTCTTCTTTCTTCTGCTAAGTACCACAACACTCGGAACAAGCCTTTTAGAACAGAAGCGTTTATTGACTCTCGGGCTAGAGTGTACCACAGAGGTTACTTAACTCCTACTGGTGGTGAGCTTGTTAGACCC